AGAGGCTGCCTCTTCGGAGGTGGCCTCATTTTCTATTGCAGAGCCAATGCCTACACTAGATGTAACGGAGCCTGACGATGGCAATCACGATCATCGCAACGCCAAACGCGGCAGACGCAAACTCATACCTGACGTTGGCTGATGCGCAGGCCATCATTGATGGCATGGTGCTAGATGCTGACGTGACAGTTTGGGCTGCCGCAACCACGGACAACAAAAACCGTGCGTTGTATTCCGCTGCGCAGAGGCTAGATCGTGAACGCTTTCTTGGTGCTCGCTCTACTGATACCCAGTCAATGCAATGGCCGCGAACTGGTGTTCGCAAGCCCGATACCTATATCAATACCTACGCGGTTGGATTTCCGTTTCGCATTACCACCGACTACTTTGCCGACAACGAAATCCCAGATCAAATCAAGCGCGCGCAGGTGGTGCTGGCCGTTTACCTTAACAACAACCCAGACGGCCTTGGCCTTAGCGGGCTGGAAGACTACAAAAACGTCAAAATCGGCAGCCTAGATGTGACGCCTAACCTTGGCTATGGCGCCGTTGGCGTTGACAAGGTACCGCCGATCATGGAGCGCTATTTGACAGGGCTTAGAATCAGCGGACCAGGTAACGTTGCGATCAAACGGAGCTGACCATGGATCGGTCTTATAGCATCGGTTTTGAATACATCGACGATACCGCTGCGCATACCGGCCGCTTCTGGCAGATCTACGCCGTGGCTGATGCCGTGATCGCCAGCGCAGTAATCGAAAACCAAACCGGAAATACATTTGCCAGCGTGCCGCTTAAGGCTGGCGATTCCATTTCTGGCGTGTTTACCAGCGTCACATTAGCTTCCGGCAAAGTTGTTGCATACAAAGTGTGATGGCATACGTTCTCCCTGGCGGCGGCGATGCATTTCCTAGGCAAGGGCTTGACATCCCAACGCATGACTGCATTGTTAACACTTACGATGCCAGCAACAATTTGCTGACTGCAACGTACAAGCGCGGCGGTACTAGCGGCAAAGTCGTTGCTGTTTTAACAATGACCTACGACACCAACAACAACATGCTGACCGTTGTGCGGAGTTAACTTGTGGCATTTAAGCTAAATCCATTTACTAGTCAGCTTGATACGGTCCGCAATCAATTGCTGTGGGGGTCGTTTTATGACACAACACAGCAAATTGCCGCAGCAGCCAATACGGCATACTCAGTTGCCATTAACTCAACAGATCCAGACAGCCAAGGCATCAGCATTGTCAACGATTCGCGCGTTACGTTTTCCCGCAGTGGTGTTTACAGCATCATTTATTCGGTCCAATTTGTAAATACCAGCACATCGATTCACGACATCAATATCTGGCTGCGCAAGAACGACAGCGGCGCCAGTGGTGATGTACCTGCGTCAGATAGCAAATTCAGCATTATTTCTAGGCATGGCAACGTTGATGGTCACGTCATTGGATGCGTCAACTACGTTTTAAAACTTGCCGCTAACGACTATCTAGAGTTAATTTGGTCTACCACAAACGTAGCAGCTAGCATCCAATCACTGCCATCGTCGCCATCAGGGCCGGCGCATCCATCTATCCCTGGCATTATCCTGACTGCAGTGCAGGTGGCCTGATGTCTTTAGCTAACCCGCTACGCAAGGTTGCCAGCAAGCTGATGGCACGATTTGGCGGTGAGGCGACCATCCGCCGTGTCACCATGGGCGCTTACAACACCACTACGGGCACTGCTGCTGAGACCACTGCAGACACCACAGTGCGTGGCGTACTGGAAGATGTCAGCCTGCGTGAAGTTAACGACCTAATCCAAGCTGGCGACAAACGGCTAATGGTTGCAGCAGCTGATTTGACCAGCGCACCGACTACCGCTGATCGCGTGATCATTGCAAGTCGCGCGCTGCAGGTGATTGAGGTGCGCACCATTGAGCAGGACAACACGCCCATCACCTACGAGCTAATTCTGAGGGACTGATGGCACGCACTATTCGTGTTGGCGATATTGGCGATTACGCCAGCCAGCAGATGGAGAAGTTGCTACGTGCCTCAGTGTTGGAAACTGACAGCCTGCTAAAGCACGCCAGCCCAGTTGATACCGGACGCTTCCGTGCTAGTTGGCAGGTGGGCGAGAATGCAGCACCGGGCGGCATTGCAGCATTTGGCAACTATGGCAGCACACCACCGCTAGCGCGCATTGGTTACAGCCAAGAAACAGTTGGCAACGTTTACTCAGTTCACAACAACCTGCCATATGCGGAGTCGCTAGCCAATGGCAGCAGTAAGCAGGCGCCTGGCGGCTGGATTCAAGGCATCGCCAAAGACGTGCAAGGGCGCGTCAGAATTGCTGCAGCACGCATTGGGCAAGAATCATGAGCAGCACCATCAATGATGTCCGTGCTGCCATTGAAAGCCGCATTGCTACGCAGATGGCCATTGCACCGGCATATCCGGTCAGTTATCAAAACGTGCCCTACACTCCACCCAACAATGCACCGTGGCTGCAAGCGTTCATTCGCTTTGGCGACAATGCCTATGCCACGCTCCTGCCAACGGGCAGTGCTGGCTTCAACAGGCACAATGGCACGTTAGTCGTAAACATTTTCACGCCCATTGGTGTTGGCGCTGCCGCTAACTTCACCATTGCCGAGCGCGTTAAGGATTTGTTTGATCGCGCTAAGTTCAGCAGCATTATTTTTGATCCAGTGTCAGGGCCGGCGCAGGTGACGCCTGCCGCGCCGCAACCTTACTACCAAACGCAGCTAACCGCAACATTTGAAGCCTATTTAGACTGAGCGCAGCCACTACCGTTCACAACATGGCTGTTACTGTTCTGTCCGGTACGTCCGGCGCCCTTTACTACAAACCTGCCAGTACTAACGGCAACTTCCCCGAGTCCGGCGTTAACGCCAGCACGGATGTTATCACCGTTCAGCCGTACCTGAATTTCAAGGCTGGCGATCCGGTCAAGTTCCGCGTCATCAACAGCCAGACTGGCGAGACCGGTACCGGCACCCTGCCTGCACCCATCTCAGCAGCCACTACCTACTACGTGCTGTCCTACACAGCTGCGACTGGTGCACTGACCGTCTCCACAGCGGCTGGTGGAACCATCCTTGCCATCACTGACGATGGCACGGCAGTGGCGCCCAACGAGTTTGAGGTGTACTACGCCGATTTTGCTGCTGTTGGACAAGTGCAGTCTTGGTCTTTTGAGATTTCACGCTCAGAAATCGATGTCACAACTATCGGCCAAACCGCTGGGCAGTATGCACCCTTCCGTGCTTACATCCCTGGCTTTGCTGATGGCAGCGGCACTGCTACCGTCTACGTGACCAACGAAGATGCCGCCCTGTCCAACCGGATGGTAGAAGACGTGCTGCAGCGCCAGCAAGTTGGCTGCGCCTTCAAGTTGTACACCGACAAGGGCACTACTGAAGCCCTTAGCCGCAGTATTGCCATGGATGCAGTGCTGACTTCAGCCAGCCTGAACGTCAACCCTGACGACGCCCAGCAGGTGGAGATTGCTTTCCGTCCGGCTGGCGTGCCAACGTTTGACTTCAGTACCAGCGCCTGATGCAAAATCGCCCCGGCTTGCGCTGGGGCTTTTTTGTGCGTAGAGTACACCTAACTCACCAATTTTTATGGGATCCTCGCTTGCGCGTCTCAAGAAAGCAGCCAACTTGACCCCTACCAAGCGGGTTGTAACCCTAAACGATGGCAGCGTGTTTGAGTTTTACGCTGCGCCGTTGACCATGGGCGAACGCGACCGCGCAGAGAACATGCCTGGCGGCAGCAATACCAATGGTTTTGCATTGAACCTGCTTGTCACAAAGGCTATGGACGATACTGGCAAGCGCCTGTTTGCGGCCGGTGAAATTGCAGAACTTAAAGAGGAAGTGCTCGACGCTGACTTGCAAGCCTTGATGCTGGCAATTATCACCAATCCTGAGGATGCAGAACAGCTGGACATGAAAAGCATTAAAGAGGGAGCTAAGTAAAGACAACTTGCTGCTACTGCAGCTTGGTGTTGCTAAAGAGTTGGGCTATAGCCTGGCTCGGCTTAATCAAGAGGTAACGCTAGAAGAGCTGCTCATCTGGAGCAGCTACTTTGAGCTTCAAAACGAAGAGCAAGAGCGTAGAATGAAGCAAAGGCGGTAGGGTAGCGCTGTGTCTGTCGTCGCTAATGTTGCGATCAATGTTGACAGCCGCAATGCTGTCAGCAAACTGCGTGAAGTGCAGGCGCAGGCTGCCACTACCGAGCGGGCATTTAACGGCGTTGCAGCAGCAGCAGGCAAGCTTGCAATTGCATTTGGCGCATTGCAGGCGTTTAAGTTTGTATTTGCCAAAACTGCAGAACTTGAAAGCCAAACTCGCAGCCTTGAGGTACTGACCGGCAGCGCGCAAAAGGCTGGCCAGATTATTAAAGAACTACAGCAGCTTGGCGCTGTAACTCCATTTACCAGCACCGAGCTAATTGATTCAGCCAAGCGGCTGCAAGCGTTTGGCGTTGAAGCTGACAAGGTTGTAGAAACCACCAAGCGGCTAGCTGATGTCAGCGGCGCCACTGGTGCTGAGCTAAGCGGCCTTGTTACCGCCTATGGCCAAGTACAGGCCAAGGGCAGGCTGCAAGGTGAAGAGCTGCTGCAGTTTCAGGAGCGCGGCGTAGCGCTGCAAGCAGAACTACGCAAGATGTATGGGCTATCTGGAGACGAATTCCAGAAAGCACTAAGCAAAGGCCGCATAAGTGCAGAGGCCGTTGAGGTTGCAATTATTCGCCTGACCAATGCAGGTGGCAAATACGCCAATGGCGCTATTGCCCAAAGCGATACGTTGCAAGGCAAGTTTAGTACGCTGCAGGACTCAATTCAAACACTGGCGCAAACAATTGGCAAAACATTGACGCCAGTCATTAAGTCGTTGATGGATCAAGCGACTGATGCAATTTCAGAATTGCAGCGCATGTTTGAAGAGGTTAATAATATAGGTGGCTCCAGAGAACGAGAACTACAGTATGCACGCAATGCAGATGCTGCGGTTCGCGCGATGAATCTAAATCCCTTTACGCAGCAAGGGATGATGTATGAAATGCGCCAGCGCAACATTGAACAGCAACGAGCAGACTATGAGCTGCGCCGCAGAAATGCAGCTGCCAAGACAGCTAAGCCAGCAGCCGGCACACCTGCAACACCAGCATTACTGGCTAGCACAGAAAAAGAAAAGCGTGGCAGGCAGCTCAATGTAAATGACTTACTTGGTGGCGACATTCAACGCCAATTGCAAGAAAGACAGGCAAAGTTGGCTGAGGCAACAGCCAAAATGATGAACACTGCTGCGGCAAGTGAAAATCCGCAACAGGCTCAGCGCATGGTTGAGTATTCATCTAAGTTGCTAGGCATTAAATATCAGATTGCAGCAGCAGATGACACAATAAATAAAAGGGAAGCTATCCGCGCAGAGTTAATTGCTAGCGCTCCAGACAAAGCTCAAGCTGCGCTTGCTTTTGACGAAGGCACTAATGACCTAAAAGCAGCACGGCGTAACTTAGAAACGGAAATTAATACACTGCTAACCGAGCAAACAGGTAAAGCCGAAGCGCAATACCGGCAACAGCAAGATGCAATTGCCGAAGCATTGGCTGGGCTTGACATGCAACGACTCAAGGTAGCTGCGGTGACAGATGCCCAAAAGCAAGCGTTGCAAGTATTGGAAATTGAAAATAATTTGCAAAAACAAGGAATTATTCTGACCGAAGAACAAAGAAAGGCTATTGGCCTGTTAATTGCTGATATAGCCAAACTAACAAAAGCACAAGAAGAGGCAAACGCCAAGCTTCAAATGGAGAAAGATCTGTATGACGGCATTTCAAGTACCATCGCCGGCGCGTTTAGTGGTGCGATTGACGCTGCAGTTTCTGGAACTGAAAGCTTAGGTGATGCGCTAAGAGGCTTGGCTGCTGATGTTGCAGCCACAATCGGCAAGATGCTCATTATGTACGGCATCGCTCAATTATTGGGCGGCGTTCTTGGTGGCGGCGGCGCAAATCCACAAGGTATTTTTTCGTTCCTTGGTCGTGCTTTTGGCTATAGAGCCGCTAAGGATGGCGCCTACTGGCCCGGCGGCTTTCAAGCTTTTGCCAATGGTGGCGTGGTGACATCACCCACCATGGGCCTCATCGGCGAAGGCGGCGAAGCCGAGTACGTCATCCCCGCCAGCAAAATGCGTGGCGCCATGAGTCGCTACGCCGCTGGCGCACGCGGCGCATCTGTCATCCCCGGCGCAGGTGGCGGTGGCGGCGGTGCCATGGGCGGCGGCGGCGGTGGCGCCATCGATGTGCGATACACGGTAGAGCGCATCAACAGCGTGGACTACGTCACCGCCGATCAGTTCCAACGCGGCATGGCCCAAGCTGCACAGCAAGGTGCAGTCCAAGGCGAACAGCGGGCAATGCGTAGCCTTAAAACAAGTGCCGCCACCCGCCGGAGCGTTGGGGTCTGATGGAATACGCCTACGGCCACCTACTGGAAATCGGCCCCACGGGCCAAGCCGCCCAGTACCGCTTCCAAAATTACGCAATCAATCAAAACGTCAACGGCTACCTATTCCTGCCGTTCAGCTTCGGCGGTGCAGTGGCCACGCTCCAAGGCGACAACCTAGACGCCACGCTCCAGTTCGCCAATTTGGAGATCACAAGAGCGTGGATTATTGAAGCGCTAGACAACCTGTGGGTTGCCAAGGTCACCACCGTCTTATGGGATCCAGCAAGTGGTGCCGTGCAGCGGACTTTGTATAGCTACTGGGGCAGTTGCTCTAACGGTGGTTGGGATGAGTCAAACATCCAGATGACACTCAATTCTGTACTGGACGCCGTACAAGCCAACGTCCCAGGTCGCCGCCTGCACCGCTGGCAAGTAGGCAGCATTCCATTTACTGCGCAAATCAGTGTGTAAGCACCTGATCGGCCGTCCTTTTGAATACGGCGGCAACGACTGCATCCATTTAGTAGTGGATGCCTTGCGCGAGATGGGTTTTAGTCCGCCGCCAGTTGCAGACACCTGGTACTCAATGAGCAACCGTGGCATCCTGCAAGAGTTAAACACGCATTGCAGACGGATTGGTGGCCCTGTCTATGATGGGGACATCGCTTTGATTGCGGCGCAGCCGCCCACCTTTGGTGTCGCATGGCAGAGTGGAATCCTGTTCATAAACCCCTTGATTTCCGCCGTGGACTGGAAACCGGCGGCAAGTCTTACAATCCGCCGCTCCTACCGTATGAAATCTCGCTAATCCAAGCGCTGGATTGCAGCGAGAAGGAATACCGGCAGTTTGTTCGTTACGCCCACGACGCTGCATACACTCGACCTGCTGAGTACGAAAACGTACCAGAAATTTACGCGGCAATGATTCCTGCGGTTATTGGAGTTGCCGCAGCAACAAAATCTGCTGCCACGGTAATTTTCACAAATATTGCCATCGGCTTGGCCTTGACTGCCATCAGCCTGCTGCTGGCACCAAAAGCACCGGCGCTGGAATCACCTGCCAAAATTCGCGGCCGTAAGTTAGCCGACCAAATTGGCCCTACTCGCTTCAACCAAACCACCAGTTTCGACAACGTATCCAGCCTTGCCGAGTACGGCCAGGCCATCCCCATCCCCTTCGGCAAACGCGGCACCGGTTCCGACGGCGCCCTAACCGGCGGCCTCATCCTCGCCCCTGCCCTTGTCTGGAGTCGCCTCTACTCCTACGGCACCTACCAAGCCTTTGAGGCAATTTACGTCGTAGGCGAATACGGCGTAACCACGCCCAAGGTGAGCGGCGTCCGCCTCGGCACCGCAGCTTTGGATAGTCTTAATGGTCAAGACTACGCACTGTTCTGGTCATCCACACTCGGCAATAACCGCCCAACAGCAGCGCGGCTAATTGCCGGCACACAAACAGAAGACGGCGGCACCAACGGCCGTCAGATCTTTACATCGCCCACCGCTGATGGTGAATTCAGCAGCGGGTTTTCAATGGCGTACAACCCGCAGAACAACATTGCGTTTGGTACATCTACGCCCATCCATAACGGCAGTGCATACCGCTTCAACTGGGAAGTCGTCAGTGCGCCCTACGCCAGCACTAACCCGTCTTACTCAAACGATGATGACGACGACTCAATCAAAACAGCCCGCACAGAAACCCAAGCCCGACGCCGCAAAATCGCGGGGTCTTTCGCGGACGTGCTCCACAAGTATGTAGGACAACCCATTGAAGACTTGGCTCAGCTTGGAATGCCCGGTGTGGGACGTGCATACTCCCGCCGCATGGGTTTTACTAAACATACTCGTGGCGGTACAACTACTGAATACGAAGACCGCACAGAAATAACAATCCAAAAAGACGACCTTTTGGTTTTTGAAATTAACGGTAAAGACTACGAAGAACTAGAGAATAGAAGTCCTACAGACCCCGACGGTGGGGGGTTTAAAAATACCGAAATCGACCTCAAGGATCTTAAAAGCTCCTCAGAATCTTGGCGGATTCGTGCTGCAGACCTCCTAACAATCGGCTCCACTTGGGTCATCGCCGGAAGCGTCTGGACAGTAACGGCACGCAACAGAGAAATTTGGAAGCCTGGCAGAAACATGCAGGTCACCTTTAAGTGCATTGAAGTGATTGGCGTCAACAAGATTGGCATTCCTGGAACACGCACTATCCGCGAACCTCTGGGTGGCTACGAAGGCGGAGAGTTCAACCCTAGGAAGCACTGCGGCGCTGCTTTCTATAACATCTGTCGCTACCACGCCGCTCACTTCAGACCCGTGCGCCGCGATGCAGAAGTAATTGAGTTTGGTATCCAAAGTCAAGTCTGGAACCGCGCCAACGGTCTGTGCAACTTCAACGCCATCCCCTCTTCTGGCGCTAACGGCCGGTTGCACAAGATGGATAAAGCGAACATCACGCTTACCACGCCGCGCATGGATAAATACTTCAAGCGCACGTCTTGCTTTTCGCTGTGGGTTCGCCCCGTCCAGACCTATAGCGCATCCGCGCCCGACGCATGGGTCCGCATCCCACGCGTCTTTTGCGTCACCGGCAACTCACCCACAGACCAGTTCAACTACCTACGTGTACGCCCTCGCACCAGCGGCTACTACGAGTACAAGTTCGTGCCACGAACCGGTTCCGATATTGCCATCAACAGCATCGATACCAACCTTGCAACACGCCTAGACGCAATCAACGGCGACCTTATCGGCGAAGATTACGCCACACCTTACGGTGCATTTCGCCTCACCACCACCGGCGAAGTTGTAACAATTTCGGATCTTACCTATAACCGTGAATTGCTTGCAGATCCTAGCGAGACAATTACAGAAACTCCCGGAGTAATACGAAACGCACCCACAAGCGTTGCGTTTATGGGTGATCCGTCTTCAAACAACGGAAGCACTCAACTCATCAAACACGCTTGGTACAGCAGCTTGTTAGGCATGGCAAAAGACAACCAAGGGAAGCAAGTATCGGCAGACGTTCAACATTACAAACCAAATGGCGATAGATATATCACGCTTCGTCTGACTGCAACTTCTACAAACGGCAGAGCTGGTGTGGACATCGGCCAAGATTACGTCAACACTACCGGATCTACCTACTACTGGACTAGCATCAGCATCTCCGTCGTATCATCCACCGGCACATGGGCTAATGGCGATGCGTTTACTATTCAGCGCAGCACTGTAGGCAGTGTGTTTGGTAACGCCAAGGGATACACAAGCGTGGCTTGGGCTTTCAGCGTAACTGCCACAACCACCCAAACAACCCCTCCCATCCAAACCATTGACCGCAGCTTGGGTCGCGTATTTGAAGAAAATTCGCAGGTCTCGGATTGCAGCCACTACCTAGAACTTACCAAGTCAAACGAAAACCAGCCAGAACACCAAATCGTCTACGTCAACGAGTACACCTCAAACGAAAATCTAGCCGAGTATTACGGCATGTCCACCGTGGGGCTGTCCGTTAAATCCAACGGCCAGATCAGCAGCGTGGACCAGATGCGCCTATGGGTGCCCACCGGCATCAACGTCTACCGCCTCATCGAAAAAGACATCGCACCCAGCAACCTGTTTGCGGACTTGGTGTACTACCTACTCACCAGCAAAAGCCAAGGCGTAGGTAACGTCGTGCCCACGGAACTAGTGGACACCGACTCCCTGGAAACCACAGCACGCTTCCTCCGGGCCAACAAAATCTTTTTTGACGGCGTGCTGGAAGAAAGCGAAAGCCTGCGGTCGTTGTTGTACGACACCGCCTCGCTCCAGTTGTGCAGCTTCACGATCAAAAACGGTCGTTTTGGCATGATGCCCGCATTGCCTTACGACAGCAACTACACCATCAGCACAAGTCCCATTGCCGTTGAGCAGATCTTCACAGCCGGCAACATTATCGAAAACTCGCTGCAGGTGCAGTACATCGACGCCGCCCAGCGCTCCAACTTCAGGGCTTTGGTGAGTTACCGCGTCACCGTAGAAAACGACCTCCCCACGCAAGCCTCTGCCTTGGTGGACTGGGCTGACATCCCCGAAAGCAGCCGCGCCACAACACAACAGGTATTCGACCTTACCGAGTTCTGCACCAACCGCGCCCAGGCCCTCCTTACAGCCCGCTTCCTTCTCAGCGTCCGCCGCCGCGTCACCCACACGGTGTCCTTCAAAACCGTGCCCGATGCCTTGGGCATTCAGCCAGGTTCGTACATTCGTGTCATCACCGAATCCACCAGCTACAGCGCTACAAACAACGGAGGCATCACAGATGCTGGCACACTTGTAAGCATCACCAACATTGCTGATGGAACGTACGACGCGCTTGTTTACAATCCTCAAACGGGGGCAGCAACAGAGCAGCGTATTTCAATTCTGAACGATTCCGTAACAGACCCATCTTTATACGGATGTCTATTTACACTGCTAAGCCTAGAACCTCACGTCAATGTTTACCAAGTTGAGCAGCTGACCTTAGACGGCGATGGCTTGGTTAGCATCACCGCCATCGAAGTCCCCGTTGATTCCACTGGCGCTAGCATTGTGGCTAAGGACGTGCTGACAGAAGCCAGCTTCCGCGTACTGGAGTAATGGCCTTCCCCACCCTGATTCCAACAGCCCGCGAATTCACGCCTGGCGACTGGCCTATCAAGCGTTTCAACGCGCAGTCTGGCGCCGAGATTCGCATCCTGTACGGCACCCTGCGTACCAACGCAAAAATCAGCCTCAGCTACGAAAATATCCCCAACGCAAGCGGCCAGCTGTTTCTTGACGATTACAACAGCACTTACGGCACCCTGCGTACTTTCACGCTGCCGTCTGTAATTTTCACAGGCTGGCCAAATACCACAGGACTGAACGCACCGCCTGGCACTCGCTGGCGTTACGAGGCAGAGCCCCAAATCCAGCACTTCTACGCTGGCCGCTGTTCAGTCTCGATTGAATTGACAGCTGTTGTCTAAGCCACCATTAAACTGGAAGCAACGCACGAGATCAATCCGCCATGGCCTTTTTCACCGGTCGCTCTGGATCACTGACCTTCGACGGCAAACCCGTCGCCAAAATCCGTGATTGGTCGCTGGATACCACTGTCGAACTGCTTAGCACCAACGCCATCGATAGCACGGTCAATACCTTTACCCCTGGCGTCAAAGGCGCCACCGGCAGCGCCACCCTGATTTATTACCGCCTGGAAGGCGCCGAAAGCTCTAGCTATACGCAGTTCACAGCTCTGCTTAGCAAAATCATGAAAGGTGGCGCTGCTGCCGAATCCGACCGCGTGTTTCTGGAGCTAAACGTTGGCGGGGGCACCCCGGATGACATCAAATTTAACGCCTACATCACCAGTGCCCAAGTCAGCGTCAGCACCGGCGAGCTGAGCACAGTTCCCATCCAGTTCACCATGGACGGCGACTTTATTGAAGTTGTAACTGCATAATGGCCGTTTTCCTTGGTGCTACCGGCAATATCCGCCTCAAACGCGGCAGCCAAACCGGATTAAGCACGTTTGAGGATCAAATCACGCCAGACGACGTGACGGTCTCCCTTAACCGGGTGGGCCTGTCACGTTCTGGCGACAACCTCGTAACGGGCGACCGCATCGAGATTGCCACCACCGATGCTCGTGGTTTGGTCTGCTTCGCATCTTCCAACTGGCCGAGCGCCACGGTCGAGGACTCAATCACGGCCTACGTCAACGTCAATGCCGTCGGCGGGTTGCGCCTGTTCGACACCTTTAACGAGGCTGTCAACAACAACCGCAGCGCCGAGTACACCGTCACTGCCTTTGCTGGTGCGGCCCTTCCCGTAACTATCACCCTGCGCGATAGCGTATCCCGCGTACTCGGGAACGTCACCAGCTACGAACTCAATACCACGCGCGATCAAGTAGACACCACAGCCCTAAGCGACAAATTCAAGACACAGTTTGCAGCTGGACTTATCAGTGGTAGCGGTCGTATTGACTGCTTGTTTGATTACACCACCACCGGCATCAAAGAAGTGCCGCTGATGTTGATGCAAACACTGCAGCGTGTAGACATCGGCAGCAGTTGCGACTTGGCGCTGTACATTGTTGACCGGGCGCTGGACCCAACCGAATCGTCGGTCTACTACGAGTTTGAAGCTGTCATCACAGCGTCTGGCGTCAGCGTAGATACTGACGCAGCTATTACTTGCACTTTGGATTTCGTAACCACCGGCGAAATCAAGCTGTTGGTAGGCGAACCCGCTGGTTACATCCTGAAGGAAGACGAAGAGCGCATCTACCTGGAACGCTCGCTAGGCTTCCTGCTGCAAGAATCCGAGGACTAAACTGGGTCAAGCAGTACCCATTAGCGGAGCCGGGCCTTGGCTGACCAGCGTATTACCCAACTGACAGCGCTGCCCAAGGCTGGTGTCGCTGCTACCGATGTCCTGCCTATTGCGGACATCTCTGCCTCGGAAACCAAAAAGGTAACCGCCAAGGATTTGGTTGCCGCTGGCGTTGACCTTATCGACAACGGCGAGATTGACCTTGCCAAACTCGACCAGTCAAGCACCACCAAGCTTGGCACCAGTGCCCTCGCTGACGGTGCGGTCACCTACGCCAAGGTCCAAAACGTAACTGCCACAGACCGCTTGCTGGGTCGAAGCAGTGCTAGCGCCGGAGTTGTCGAAGAAATCCCCTGCACCGCAGCCGGCCGTGCGCTGCTGGATGACGCTGATGCCACCGCCCAGCGTACCACACTAGGGCTGGGCACCCTCGCCACGCAGTCGGGCACATTCTCCGGCACCCACAGCGGCACCACCAGCGGCACCAACACCGGCGATCAGACGATCACGCTGACTGGTGCGGTTACCGGCAGTGGCACTGGATCCTTCGCCACGGCAATCACCGACAGCGCGGTCACCTACGCAAAAATCCAAAACACCAGCACCACTGATGTCTTGCTGGGCCGCAGTAGCGCCGGCGGCGGCGTTGTACAGGAGATTGCTTGCACCACTGCCGGCCGAGCACTCATTGATGACGCAACTGCCACCGACCAACGCACCACTCTCGGCCTTGGCAGCATCGCCACCCAAGCCGCTGGATCAGTGGCCATTACCGGCGGCACGCTAAGTGGCGTCACGATTACCTCGGCATCTACCACCATTACCGGTGGGGCCATTACTGGGATCACCGACCTAGCTGTAGCTGACGGCGGTACTGGTGCCAGCACCGCTGCCGACGCTCGTACCAACCTCGGTGTGGCCATCGGCACTGACGTGCAGGCGCATGACGCTGGCCTGCAATCCATCGCCGGGCTTACCACTGGCGCCGACCAAACCATTTACACCACCGGCGCCGATACCTACGCGGTAACCAGCCTGACGGCTGCAGGTCGTGCCCTTCTCGACGACGCTAACGCTGCAGCCCAACGTGCCACGCTCGGTCTCGGCACCGTCGCCACCGCCAGCAGCATCGGCACCAGCGACCTAACCAACGGTGCAGTCACGGCAGCCAAGCTGGCAAACGAGTCCACCGTTGACCTCGTTACAACTCTGCCAGCCAGTGGCGCTTACGTCGGCCAGCTGGCGCTAACCACCGGCGACAACAAGGCCTATTCCTGGAGCGGCTCCATTTGGACCCCGTTCAAAGCTGCCGGCTCCATCAATACTGTGGCTGGCGGCACGGTCGGCGTGGTCAACGTCACCGTATCCACCACTGGCGATACCGCCACCGTCAATACCACCCTTGACAACACCGCAAGCGCCGCTCAGTTTCTGGCTGGCCCAACGGCAGCAGGCGGCACCGTCGGCTACCGCGTAATTGCTGGCGATGACCTACCCACAGCAACTAGTAGCGCAAAGGGTGGTGTGGTCGTCAACGGCAACGGCCTCACCCTAAGTGGCAACACCATTGCCATTAACAACACAGTCACCGCCGAGACTGCTAACTACAACCTTGTTCAGTACGACGCCAAGGGCCTTGTTACCGGCGGCCGGACGCTGATTTCAGCCGACCTTCCATTCGCCACGGCGGGTGCTGCTGGCGCGATTAAGCCTGGATCCGGTCTTGGCGTTGATGTCGCCGGCACCCTCAACCACAACAACGTCGTCGCTGCTGGCACTGCCGCCAAAGTTACGTTTGATGCCCAAGGCCACATCACCGGCGGACTGGCACTTGTCTCCACGGACATTCCCGATCTAGACGCTAGCAAGATCACCAGTGGCACCTTTAGTTCTGCGCGGCTAGCCACTAACTCCGTGACCGCCGCCCAACTGGCGGACTACGGCATCGCTCAAGTCAGCAGCGCACAACCCATCCCGGAATTTGCCGGCCAACTCTGGATCAACCCCACCGACCGAACCGCCTACGTCTGGGTCGGCCAAGTATCTCCAGCTCAGGGTTACTACCTCCCACTCAACAACGAGTTCGGCGCTCAGGCCAACCTCCGCTTTGGCGGCACCTATAACGCCTCAACCAACACAATCAGCAGCCTCAACGTCTACGGCGCATCGGCAGGCCTGACAGTTGGATCTGCCCTTGTCGCTCCAACTGCTGCCAGCTCCGGTCTGTATCTGCTGGTAACAACCGCAGGCACTGGCACATCACCAGCACCTGCGGTGGCCTTGGACGTAGGCGACTGGATCCTTAGCCCTGGCTCGGGCACTACTTGGACCCACGTCAACATCGTCGGCGCAGGCATCAGCGTGATCGACGCTGGTGACGTGACCTTTAACGGCGGAGCGCTTACGCCCGCCATGACCGGCGTTGCCGATGCCGAAGCTGCACTTACTGTTCTTTGGGGTCGCTCTCAAATTGCAACGCTATCCACGCTTGGCATCGTCCTTGAATCCACCGAAATCACAGTGAACAACACCACTGGCGCCATGGCCGTTGGTGTCGTTGACGAAGGCACCTACTGAGTAATGCCATGTCCGGTTTTCGGTACAACGGCAGCAACCTTCCACCTGGCGGAGTCGTAGGCGAAGTCCTTATCAAGGTCAACAACGCCGACTATTACGTCCAGTACAAAACTCTCACCGAAGTCTTCACCGAGTATGAGGTCGAAATCGACGAAGGCGAGTATTAGTAGACTCTGGAGGTAACGCCGTCCCATCGGGAGCTAAGGCATGGCCACCTATAAGCACCTCCGTAGTAGCACTGCCAATAAGCGGCCTACCACTAGCATGGCCGATGGCCAGTTTGCCATCAACAACAACAGCGCCTCAGCAGGTCTGTTTTTCAAGGATTCAACAGGCGCCACGATCATTAAAGTCGGCCCTGTCCACGTTGGCACCACTGCCCCTAATGCAACACCTGGCGCAGGTGGCAGCAGCGGCAACAGCACCGGCGAAGTGTGGCTAGATACAAGCCTCACCCCCGTCGGCGTCAAGATTTGGAACGGCAGTGCCTGGGTCAACGGCACCCCCACCGGCAGTACCACCGTTCAGGGTCTGCTGGAACTTGCTACTGATGTAGAAACTCAAGCAGGCAGTGACGCTGCGCGTGCCGTAACACCGGCCGGCCTGCAATCCAAAGTCAGCGACAGCATCAGCACCACCAGTTCAACAACGATTGCCTCAAGCACGGCAGTCAAATCGGCCTACGACCTCGCCAACGCAGGCTTGCCCAAGTCCGGCGGCACAGTCACTGGCAACCTTGAAATCGGCACCACTGGCAGCCTGACCTTTGAAGGCAGCACCGCCGACGGCTTCGAGACCACGCTGGCTGTAGTCGATCCAACTGGTGATCGGACGATCACGCTGCCCAATATCAGTGGCACCGTCGTCACCACCGGCGACACGGGCACCGTCACGAGCACGATGCTGCTCGACGGCACCATCGTCAACGCCGACGTAAACGCCAGCGCCGCCATCGCTGGCACCAAGATCGCCCCCGACTTCGGCAGCCAAACAATCCAAACCACCGGCATTGTCAGCCACGCCCTAGGTACTGCCCTAGCACCCACCGTCACCTTCACCGGCGACACCAACACCGGCCTCTACTCCCCCGGCGCAGACCAAGTAGCCATCTCAACTAATGGCACGGGGCGGTTGTTCGTGGATGCGAGTGGGAATGTTGGCTTGGTTTCTGCACCAAGTGCGTTTGGCACACGTACAGCCATTCAGTTAAATGGGGCCGTTAACAACTGGTTTGCAGGCGGAGTCAACGGTGTTACGCTCTTTTCCAGAAACCTATACAACGATGGAGGCAATAAATTTATTGGGTCTAGCTATGCAAGTACTTACTATCAGAATACAAGTGGTGAGCATGTATTTGAGTATTCGTCAGCATCTGGCACTGCTGGAGCTGCTGCAACAATGTTCGAAGCAATGCGGATTACAAACACAGGTCGCTTAGGTCTGGGGTCTAGCAACCCTCTCTATACATTTGATTGCCGTGGACAAGGAGCCTTTGAACTATATAACACAAGTGGTGGTGGAAACGTACTGAACTTCCGCCCGAGTCTGGGGGACGCAAATAAGTACAACATGAGCATTAGTGCGTATGATCATTCTGGCGAAGGTACAGGTCCTTCGGATGGTCTTAGTATTAATGGCTTTGATGGCGTAAGTATTTGTACAGGCAACTCTACTGGGCGCAGCGAACGGCTTCGTGTGACACAGGCCGGTGCTTTGAACTTCACCGGCGCTGGCACCGCAGGCGTTACCCAGGCTGTTAGCTTCAACGGCAGCGCACCAGTTAACAGCCTTGTTATTGACAGCTCCGGCAGGTTGTTAGTTGGCACGTCTACTGCGCGTTCTAATTTTACAAACAGAACCGATGTAGCGCCAGCACTTCAAGTAGAAGGACTGGCAACCGCATTGGGCGATAAAGCCATTTCCATTGTATCAAGCAGTTCTGTTACTTCAAGGGGCGCTCATTTGTATATGAGCCACCAGTTGAGCGGAACTATTGGCGGAAATACAGTACTTGGGAACAATAACCAAATTGGGTTGATCTCTTTTAACGGCAGTGACGGGAGTGAGTTTGTAGAAGCTGCAACGATTGGGGCGTTTACTGACGGCACTCCTGGCACTGACGACATGCCAGGCAGGCTGGTGTTCTCCACTACCGCCGACGGAGCGAGCAGCCCGACGGAGCGGATGAGGATCAAGAGCAACGGCACGATCAATTTCTCGAACGTTGCTACCTATGCCGACAACGCAGCCGCTACTACTGGTGGCTTGGCTGTGGGTGATGTCTACCGCACCAGTACGGGTCAGCTGATGATCAGGTACTGATTAGTCCTACTCACATCAAGGTCTAGCCGCTAACACCTGCTGAGCCTTGTAGTCACCTTCACTAAGGCGGGCAACCGGCCTACCCAACTGGTTGCATCACAATTACACTTCGGCTACCACCATCAAACCCATGACTGACACCACTTTCACCTGGAACATTGCCCAGCTCGAACGCGAGGCAAACGACGGGTATGTGTTCACCGCCCACTACACCGTGGACGCAAAGGACGACACTTACAGCGCTGGCGCCTACGGCTCCATCGGCTTTGAGCGCCCTGAAGAGGACATGATCCCCTTCGCCGACCTCACCTCCGAGATCGTCATCGGCTGGGTGCAAGAGAAACTGACCGCCGAAAAGGTGGACGAGTTGAAAGCCGCCCTCCAGAAACAGCTGGACGAGCAGCGCAACCCTACCGTTGCGCAGGGCCTGCCTTGGGCATCCTGATAGCTGCCTTGGCACTACTGCTAGCCATTGCCATCCTCGGCATCATGGCTTGGCAGTGGTGCCATACC